TTAACGAGTCGCAAACGCAAGACTACGAAGTAGCCCCAGTTGTTGGAGGAACAGAATTTTCTCATGTGTTGGCCGATACATGGGTAAAAAATACTGGTGCGAATATTGAACACCTACACGCTAGAGCCTTTTACAATCCTAACAGCGACCACATCAACATGCCACCAATGAAAACTTTTTTTGCTACGGATGACGCAAACGCAGAACAAAACTACTACGGCACATTGTTCCACGAACTAACGCACTGGACAGGACACAAGACAAGATGCGACAGAAATCTTATCGGCAAGTCAGATAAAAAAAGTTATGCGTTCGAAGAACTGGTCGCAGAGTTGGGGGCTTGTTTCCAGTCGGTTCATTTTGGAATTGAGCCAGTCGAAACAAATCCAGACCACGCAAAATATCTTAACTCATGGATGCAAGCATTGAAAGATGATAACAAATTTATCTTTCAAGCGTCAGCCAAAGCGAACAAGGCAATTAGTTTTTTAAATGATTTGCAATAACGCTTGACTGCATAGGGGTTTGTCTGCTAAAATCAACGCTTAGCAGATAAGCCCCAAAGCTAGAGAATTAGATAAATAGTAATTGTTTAGTAATCTTTGGTTAGTAAAAAAATCATATATCCCTCTCTCTCACATTTGCATTTTAGATTGATTAACTCCTTGTCTTGGCTTTGCTTTGCAAAGTTCGCTATCGCTCCAAGTATAAATGTGTACCCAATAATAAGCGTATCGCTTATTATTAGCTACAAAGAGCCCCATAACTAAGCATGGCTTAGTTATGTCCTACGAGTAGCTTTCAGCTACGAGCTATTTATAGCATGGGGCAGGGGCCCCATGTACCGAGCAGTACATATATAAACCCTCCAATTTACAAAAAACCAAATTTCAACTTTATTTGTGTTATAATACCCACAAGACAACTCTAATCTGAGCCTTATGGCAGAACCTAAGAAAAAACGAGGCAATCCTAATCTACATAAGGGTATGCAATCACTTAATGGAGATGGTAGGCCTAAAGGCTCTGTCAACAAGTACACTGCTTTGGCACGAGAGTTAATGTCAAACAAATCTCCAGAGATAGTAGAAAAGGTAATTGAAAAAGCTATGGATGGTGATGTGCATTGTTTGAAGATGTGCTTAGATAGAATCCTCCCTGTCCATAAAGCTGTAGACTCTACGAGGACTAAAGCAGATGCACAAGTCATAATTAATGTTTCCTCTCTGGATAATATCCAACAACAGTTAGATGTGATTCCAGAGGGCGAACTTGTTGAACCTGTAGAAAAGTCTGATGACGAAGTAATCGTTAATATTGACTCGACACCAATGGCAGACAAGTTTGGCTGAACTAGACATTAATTTACACCCTGCACAACTGCAGATATTCCAATCGAATAAAAGGTTTAAGATAGTCGCTGCGGGAAGGCGATTCGGAAAGTCCTACCTATCTGCTTGGTTATTACTTATAAATGCTATACAGTCTGAGTCTAAGGATGTATTTTATATAGCACCGACATTTCAACAAGCCAAAGACATTATGTGGGCTATGCTGAAAGAATTAGGAAAAGATTTAATTATCCAAGCATACGAGAACACTGCTGTTCTTACTTTGATAAATGGTAGGAAAATCTATTTAAAGGGTTCTGACCGACCAGAAACCTTGCGTGGCGTAGGTTTGTCCTATGTAGTGTTAGATGAATATGCGTCTATGAAACCTATTGTGTGGGAACAGATTATACGACCTACACTTGCGGATGTAAAAGGTAGAGCATTATTTATTGGTACACCTGCAGGTAAAAATCACTTTTACGATTTGTACCAAGAAGCACAAGAGGATGAAGATTGGGATGCGTTTCAGTTTACCTCTGTTGATAATCCGTTTTTGCCCGAAGAAGAAATAGAGGCTGCGAGTAAATCTATGTCGTCTATGTCGTTTCGACAAGAGTTTGAAGCGTCATTTGAAACCTTTAGTGGTGGTATATTTAAAGAAAGATGGTTTGTAGAGGATGAAGAACCAGAAGAAGGTAGTTACTGTATAGCTGTTGACCCCGCAGGTTACGAGGATAGTGAAAAAGAACGCAATTTAAAACGCTCTCGACTAGACGAAACATCTATTGCTGTAGTAAAAATCGACAGGGATAAGTGGTGGGTCAAAGACATTATACATGGTCGTTGGAATATTAAAGAAACTGCAAAAAAAATTCTTGGTGCTGCGTTAGAGGTAGAGTCAAACTCTGTAGGGATAGAAACTGGAGCATTGCGTAATGCTATCTTACCTTACTTGGAAGATGAAATGAGGACAGAAAACAAGTGGCTGTCGTTAATAGAGTTGCGTCATGGCGGTAAAAAGAAAATAGATAGAATAACATGGTCGCTTCAAGGTAGAATGGAGCATGGACAGATAACATTTAATCCAGATGTAGACTGGAGAGTGTTTAAAAACCAAATGTTAGACTTTCCAAATAAGATGGCACATGACGATTTGCTAGACTCACTCGCCTATATTGACCAAGTGAGTGTCAGCGATTTTGCCCACACAATTGAATTAGAAGAAGAATGGAGTCCAGTAGATGATATTGCAGGATATTGAAGATTTAAATATGGAAGATTATGAAGATGTTTTAAAATTTAGTGCTGACAAGTCAACAATACCTATGAGGTATGTTGCAGCACTATCTATTATTGCAAATTTAGCAAATGATTTAGATGTAACATTAGTGCCAGATGACCAAAAGGTTGATTTGTCTATATGTAAGATGATTATGGATGGTGTTATTGAAATAGAGGATATGGGCGAAAGCGTACACTAAAACTATGTTTTGTGTTATAATCGCAACAATTTCTTAGGAATAGAATTTTATGCTTGACAAGAAAGAACAGCAATACCAAGCCCTTGCTAGTTGGTTAATGTACCGATTAGATGGGTGGCGTAATCACCGTGAGATGAATTATTCAGCTAAATGGGATGAATATTATCGCATTTGGCGTGGTATTTGGGATTCTTCGGACAGAACAAGGACTGCCGAAAGGTCAAGAATTATTGCACCTGCTACACAACAAGCCGTAGAGTCATCTGTAGCTGAATTAGAAGAAGCAACTTTTGGCCGTGGCAAATGGTTTGATATACAAGATGACATGCTTGACCAAGATAATAGTGAAGCAGAGTACATCAGAAACCTTTTACAAGAAGATTTAGAAAAAACTGGCTGTAAGGATGCTATTAGTGAAGTATTTTTAAATGCAGCAATTTACGGAACAGGTATTGCTAAAATTGTTGTTAATCAAAACATAGAAAGAGCACCTGCTGAACAGCCTGTTGAGGGTTCACTAACAGGAATGCGTGGAATTACAGAGTATTCTTCTATAGATGTTAAAGTAGAACCTATACAACCACACGAATTTTTGTTTGACCCTTCTGCCCACTCTATTGATGAGGCATTAGGTGTCGCCCACGAAGTAATAAAACCAAGATATCATGTAGTAGAGGGTATACAGTCTGGAATTTATCGTGATGTACCCCTTGATGGTGATTATGACACAGCAAAATTAGGATTTGATGGCGAAGTAAAACAAGCAGATGAGTCAGATTCAGTAAAAATTACAGAATACTGGGGTCTTGTACCTAAACGATTCTTAAAAGCAAAGGCTGATAAGGATGATTTCGAGTATTCTAAAAAAGATGAGTTAGTAGAAGCTGTAGTAACTATATGTAATGATGAATACATCTTGCGTGTAGAAGAAAATGCTTTTATGATGAAAGACAGACCTTTTGTTGCGTACCAACACGACATTATCCCTAATCGTTTTTGGGGTAGAGGTGTAGTAGAAAAGGGATATAACGCACAAAAAGCCCTTGATGCTGAAATGAGAGCAAGAATTGACTCAATGGCATTAAGAAATACCTTAATGATGGCTGCTGACGCAACTAGATTGCCTCGTGGAACTAAATTTGAGGTACGAGCAGGTAAAACTGTACTAACTAATGGTAATCCTAGAGATGCAATTATGCCATTAGACATGGGTGTTATGGATGCCAGTACATTTAACCAAGTAGCTAGTCTACAAAATATGATACAGATGGGTACAGGTAGTGCTGATATGTCAATGCCACAGCAAGAAACTGCAAGTGGTATGTCAATGATGCAGTCAGCGTCTATTAAGCGTCAAAAACGCACCTTAATGAATTTTCAAAACACATTCCTTATTCCTATGATTAATAAAGCAATGTGGAGAAAAATTCAGTTTGATGTAGATAGATATCCTGTTACTGATTACAAATTTGTGCCTTACTCAACTATGGGTATCATGGCAAAAGAATTAGAAATGCAACAAATGGTGCAAATGTTACAGTCAATACCTGCAGATTCACCTGCATTTAATGTAATATTATTAGCTATGTTCCAGAATTCTAGTATTCATAACCGAGACCAAATTGTATTTGGATTGCAACAGGGAATGACAACAGACCCACAAATGCAACAGATGCAAGATATGGCTACACAGTTACAAGTACAACAGGCACAAGCTAATATACAGAAAACAACAGCAGAAGCAGCAGAAGAAAATGCTAGAGCACTTAAACATCAAGCAGAAGCAGCAGCATTAGTGCCAACTGAAATAGATGCACAAGCTAAAGCTATTAAATTGCAAAAAGATGCTATAAGTATTGAAAAAGATAAGGTAGATATGGCTAATACAATTTCTGAAACAGCTAGAAATCTACCAGAAGTAGAACATTTAAAATCTGAAACAATATTAAACCTTGCAAAAGCAAAACAAGCAGGTAAAACAGCCCCTATAAGTACAAGAGTACAATAAGTTATGGCTAAAACAGATGAACAATTCCTAATGGACAGAATGTCTATGATGGAAGTAGAAGGTTGGCACGATTTAGTTGCTGATTTAAAAAATTTAGAAGCTAATATTACAAATATAAATAATATTAATTCTGAGCAAGACCTTTGGGTAATCAAGGGTCAGTTGC